TGTTATCATCTATTTCTATACTTACATTATATCCACCAACCTCTGGAAAAGACAAATAATCATAAGCTTCTTTTTTGTTTTTGTAACCCATTTCTATTGTCATAATTTAATTGTGTTTTATTTATATTGTTATTTTTAATTTAATAGTCGGTTATTTCTTTTAAAGTTGTTTTATATTGTCTTTTCATAATATATTATTTTCAATACACATAATACAGCCGTTACAACACATTTGTACGTAACTTAAGTAAAGAGTAATTCTCCCTATACTTCATATTAGACTTTCCTTTATATGCTTTAATATATAATTCATATACAGCTCTTAACATTGAATACTTAGAGTTTAGTTTTGATAGTGTTTTCTCAGCACACTTAACACCACAACCCTTAACGCCTTCAACATTATCAGAGGCATCTCCAACTAACATTTGAGTATAAAAGTTTCTGTTAGAATCTACTTCATTAATGGCAACTAAAGTTTTTCTTTCGTAATTGTATATGGTGGCAGGAAATTGCAAATAGTCCTTATCTATAGAAACTATTATAGGTGTTATCTTACCCTCATAATAAGTCTTATTCCAATAAGAAGCTACAACATCATCTGTTTCTACACCGAGAACATATTTAGACATCCAATTAACCCTACAGTACTTTTGTAGTTCAAGTAGATACTTTGGCTTATTACCGTCTCTATTTGATTTATAAGAGCTGCTTATAAAATTCCTAAAGTTGCCGTAAGATCCACTACAAACGATAAATTCTTCTACAAAATAACCTAAATCCTCAATCTCATTTAAAGATAAATTTAATTTGTTATCTAATTTTTCCTTTGCCTCTGATAAGCTATCTGACATAGCAGAAGCGTATATCATACTATCGGCATCTATTATAACTAATACATTCATAAGGCAAATATAATCATTTATTTTTAATACGCAAATAATTTATCTCTCTTTCTAAATAATCTTTTGCTTTTAATAAATCTTGCATCTCATTGTCTTTCTTACCAGCTCTTGCTATATACTTAACTATATTGCCTCTACAGAAATTTAGGTCGTAATCCCTAATGAAATCTATGACATCATAATCTTTACCATTATCATAGTGCTTTTGATTTATAATAATATCATTTGCCATTATAATTCCATTTTAACATTAAACGCTGTGTGACCACCTAATACGATACCTACGCCTATAGCTTCTTTTTTCCCGCCTTGCATATATCCCATAGCGTAAGATTTAGAGTCGATGCCACAACCAACAGCCATAGCAAAAATTGCTCTAGTCTTTCCAAAGAACCATTCTACATACATATCAGTATGGTAGTGACCACTAACAGTAGATACCATATCTCTTTTAGCTGCCATTCTTGGTTTACCACTCTTGTCTCCATGAACATATCTAACACCATCAATATAAATTTCTGTCACAAACTCCCAATTTGGAGTCTCCAAAACCTCTCCAAATTCTTTTATCCACTTACTAGGTATATTAGAAGATTGAGCCTTGCGAATTATAATTCTATCATGATTACCAAGAGTGATAATTGCATCTGGGAACGCTTTGTACCAAGGCTTAAGTTTTTCAATAGCTTGTTCAAGCTCATAACTACCTCCCATACCATCTGCATCTGTCTCATGGTAAGAACTATAATGATTGTCGATTATATCCCCAATAATAATCGTTCTGTTGCAGTTGTTCTCTGCATAAACTTTCTTGCAGAAATCTAAATAACCATCTAAACAAAATGGCTCATGTAAGTCTCCTATAACAAGAACTCTGTCCTCTATTTTTGTTAGCTTCTTATATGCTTTCAACATATCCCCTTTTAATCTTGGTCTAAAATCTTTCAAAATCTAACTATTTTTAAGTAACTTATCTAGCTGCTTTATTATCCCTCTTAAACAAGAAGAGCAACTGGTTTGTTGTTGGTTTTTATTAAACACTCTATTGTATATTTTAAGAAGTTCCCTCTGCTCGGAAGGTACAACCCTTAATGCTTTACGCTCCATGAAAGCAGATAGATATTCAAACTCATCTTGCTCAAGGCAATTAACTACCTTATACTTTAATATCTTGTTTAAGAAATCTTTTCGCTCATCACACCCACAATCTTCTCCAATAATAGCTTTAGCTAAACTAGACACTCCTGTTATGTCTAATGCTTTTTCAACACTATCCCCTAATCCTTTTGGTTTAGATTCAAACTTAGCCTTCCAATCTTTGTAAGCCTTAGTTCTTTTGTCTCCTGTAAATTCTTCCATAATTATTTGTTTTTAATGTATTTATCGTAATCTTCTTGAAACTTGTTTTTTATTATTTCTCTATATTTCTTAGTCGAATTATATATACTATTCACGCCTATATTTGTCTTTGAACTTATATTTCTTAATGATGAATCTGTTGTGAAATACGCTATAAACATATTTTTATGGTAAAAATCCCAAGAATTAACCTCTTTAAATATCTTCTCAATAAGCTCATCAAAATCACAGTTGTTTTTTGACATCATTAACTCATCATATTTATCAGATACAGTATCATAAATTAAATCAACATTAAATTCATCACTAAAGTTACTGACAATTTTCTTATCTTTAGAGCCAAAATAAACAGATCTTAGCGTTAGGTAGAAGTACCATGTATTAACATCATCATTATTATATGAAACATCCGTACCATTAGATATGTATTTATGCATCCTTATGTAAGCGTCTTGTACTACATCTTCAGCTTCAGAAGGATTACATCCCATACTTTTAACTATTTCAATCCACTTTTTGTGATTCAACGACAGAATTTCTAATTCCCTACTCATATATATATATATTATGTAGCTAATATATAATTAAGTATTGTTATAATATAATAACTTATTAACAATATAGTGCATTTTAGCAACTTCTTATTATTATTTCAACTCTACCATTATCCTTGTCATAAACAGTCGGCATAAGCACTTCCTTCTTTACAAAATCATCATTGTCATCTTCCCAAAAACCCAACTCAGTTAATGCGTCTAATAAATACTTACTAACCACAGCAACTACATTCATCTTGTCTAAGCGTCTTTTAGAGGGTTTTAAGACACGATAAGTGATGTTAACAGGTGTTTCTATAACTAATCCTTCAATCTGCTCTCTAATCGCTTCTAAATAAGCCTTTTTAACATTATTATTAGTTATATAATGTAAGTTTCTGTAAGTATTAAGATTTAAGTAAATCCTTTTGTCCTTTGTTTTAACTCTTGGTAGGTCAATATACAATGGTGATATTATTAGTACTTCAGTTTTCTTTGCCATTGGCTTTTTTCTTGTGGTTCGTTTGGTATAATACAATCTAAGTCATCTATTATTTTTGGATAACCTAATTCATTTACTGTGAAGTTAAATGTTTCAAATGAGTAATTTCTACTCCTCTTACACTTAACAGATATTATGTTATCATCACCTTCATTTTGTGTTAGTAGTAATTCAGTCTCACATTTCTTAGTCATAAAACTACCTAAGTGACCTGTTGATTTCTCGCTATTATGATTCAAGTGAACCACTAATACTATGTGGCAATTATAAACACTACTCCAAGTCATAACCTTCTGTACGATTAGATTACTCTCTTCTATGTTATTTACATCAGAAACAAGATCAGCAATCCCATCTATAATACATAGCCCTATTTCTTTTCCATCTTCAGTCATCTTCTTTAGCTTATACTCTATAAAATCAACTCTGGTTTTGTAGCCAATAGCCCTTAAACTGTAAGTATGGTAGCAACCTAAATCTGTATCTCCATTCATTTCAAATGGTCTCCTAAAAACTCTTTGAGCATGAAACCTACCTTGTTCCGTATCAAAGTGTACAACACATTTATTATCCCTATTAGCCTTTATTTTCCCTCCATATTTATTAAAGCCTTCTTTAGATAAGTAAACAGAAGCCAATAAACTAACAAGAAATGATTTCTTTGTTTTTGGTTGTCCAGAAACAAAGCTAAAGTTTCCATAAGTTCCTATTGGTATTGGGTATCTTTTTATCCCTGTCCTAGTTGATATAGAATAACTACCTATTGATATGGCAGTTGGAGGATATTCTATTTCTTCTGATAAATCTATAGAACAATCAACATCTAATTGTTCCATATACATTCTATTAATTTCTAATTCATCATCTGTCATCTATTGTTTTTTTTGTTTTAAATTAAAGGAGGGCAAAGCCCTCCTTAATTAATTGGGTTTGTTAGGGCAAAAAAAGGTTATTAAAAAGGAAGAACATCATCATCTTCAGAGACTTTCTGAGGCACTTCTTGTGGCTTAAAATCAACACCAGCTTTCATTACCTTCCAAGCCTCGATAGTATTAAAGTATTTAACAACTCCATCAGGGCTAGTCCACTCACGACCTCTTAAGTTAATACTAACATCAACACGCTGTCCAACCTTATTGTATTTTAAAACATCCTCAGCCTTATCTCCTGTTGATTGAAGTGACAGTAATTGAGGGTAATCACCATCATCTGTTTTTACTACAAATGAAATAACCTTGAAGTCGTTTGCAAGAGTTCTTAACTCTCCAATTTTAATAATTTCTACATTCTTTAATTCCATAATACTCTATTTATTTAATTGTTATTTATATTTATATTAATGATTCGTAAGCCTTTTCATTTAATAACTCTGGGTAATCTTCAGATAACTTTATTAATTCATCTTCAGTTAACGCTCTGTTTTCTTTTATGTGCCATCCTTCAGAAAAATAAGCATCACAAAAATCTGGGAAATCCCACATATTCACATTATCAACTACTAAGTTTTCTACTTCTGATATATCCATTACTTTACAAAGAGCTTAAGGTTAGAGGCAGATATACTATAAGCCTTTCTAATGGCTTCTACAGTTACATTTCCTTCTTTAAAACTAGCAATAGCTTTAGTTAATCTATCTCCTGTAAGTTCTGGCTTCAGAGCAGGTTTATAATCCTTGCCATGATTATTTGTAGCATCTGAGTCTTTAGTGTCATCAATAAGTAGTAAGTTACCATAAGCGTACTTCTTAGCGTAAGATGAAGCTGAACCTGTTCTCTGTGGCATCTGCATACCTTTTGCATTAAAATCTATAATAGCCTGTCCTTTAGACTCAATCTGAAGTTCTGGGTTTTCAATATCTATGATTTTAACCGTTGTTTCAATAAACACATATTCGGCAACACTTTTAATCTCATCTGAAGTTTTAAATAATACGCCATACTT